ACTCTAAAGATGTATTTTATGTAGCACCTACGTTTCAACAAGCTAAGGATATTCTTTGGTCTATATTGAAGGAAGTAGGTAAAGATGTCATTAAATCAGCACACGAAAATACTGCGACACTTACTCTGGTTAATGACAGAAAAATTTATCTCAAGGGTTCGGACCGTCCCGATACTCTTAGGGGTGTGGGTCTTGCTTATGTTGTTATGGACGAGTACGCTTCAATGAAGCAAGAGGTCTGGGAGATGATCCTAAGACCAACCTTAGCAGACGTAAAAGGTGAAGCTTTATTTATAGGGACACCAGCAGGAAAAAATCACTTCTACGATCTTTGGGTAGATGCACAGAAAGAGGAAAACAAACATGATTGGGATGCTTTTCAGTTTAATTCTACCGATAATACTTTTCTAGACCCAGTAGAAATAGAAGCAGCCAAGCGTACCATGAGTACTCAGGCTTTTAGACAGGAATTTGAAGCTACCTTTGAAAATTTCTCAGGTGGTATATTTAAAGAGGAGTGGATTAAATATGTTGATGATGATGAGTTCGATAGTATCAAAAGTCAAAAGCATGGTCATTACGTCATATCAGTCGATCCAGCAGGGTTTGAGAAATCTAATAAAGAAAGAGGATTAAAGTCCTCTAAGCTTGACGAAACAGCAATATCTATTGTTAAGATTGCAGGGGATGAGTGGTTAGTAAAAGATATTCTACACGGAAGATGGGGTATCAAAGAGACAGCACAAAAGATTTTATACGCAGCAGAAGATGTCGAAGCAAGTACAGTAGGTATTGAATCAGGTGCATTAAAAAATGCCATAATGCCTTATCTTGAGGACGAAATGAGAAGTCAAGGCAGGTGGATAAACATAACAGATGTTAGCCACGGTGGTAAAAAAAAGCAAGATAGGATAGTTTGGGCTTTACAAGGACGTATGGAACATGGTAAAATAAAGCTAAGGAAAGCAGATTGGAATCATCACTTCATAACTCAGATGTTAGATTTCCCTAGCCATTTAGCACATGATGACTTACTTGACTCACTAGCTTACATAGACCAAGTATCTGTAGCAGATTTTGCACAGTCAATAGACTTAGAAGAATGGGAACCATTAGACGATGTCGCTGGATACTAAATTAGCATATAACGATCCACAAGCTTCCTTAAGTTCTTGGGTCGTAGATAAAGTTACACAGTGGGAAGACCACAGAAATACTAATTATCTTACCAAATGGGATGAATATTATCGTATATGGCGTGGTATTTGGGCTTCTGAAGATAAAACAAGATCATCTGAAAACTCAAGATTAGTTGCTCCTGCAACACAACAGGCCATTGAAGCTACTGTAGCAGAGCTAGAAGAAGCTATATTTGGCGGTGATAAGTTCTTTGATATACGTGACGATGTTAACGATCAAGACTCAACGGACATTAAAGTAGTTCGTATGAACCTCCAAGAAGACTTTGACAGAGCTAAAGTAAAAGATGCTATTGTCGAAGCATTGTTAAATGCAGCTATATATGGCACAGGTGTAGCAAAAATAAGTGTAGACGAAGAAGTAGGAAAAAAACTAGGTGAGTCTGCAATACCTAATACTCTTACTACGGACACTGTAGTATACGAAGAAGATATGACTACAGTTCGTATTGATCCTTTGGCTCCTAAAGAGTTTGCTATTGATCCATCAGCTACTTCTATAGATGAAGCCCTAGGTGTTGCTCAAGTAGTGATTAAACCTAAGTACGAAATAATAGAAGGTATGAGGGACGGAATATACGAAGACAAGCCTATAGGAAGTTACGACAAAGCAGACTTAGGATTTGATGAAGAAAACGATTCAAGATCAGACGATGATGATAAAGTAAAGATTACTGAGTACTGGGGAAGAGTGCCTAAGAAATATTTAAACGGAGGCCAAGGTTCCCTAGACGATCAGTTTGACTATGATGAAGATGAGCTTGTAGAAGCCGTAGTCATCATAGCAAACGATTATGCTGTTCTCAAAGCTACAGAAAATCCATACCTCATGGGTGATCGTCCTTTTGTTTCATTTCAAATGGACAGAGTACCTAATAAATTCTGGGGTAGAGGGATAGCAGAGAAGGGCTACAACCCACAAAAGGCACTTGATGCAGAGTTACGTTCCCGAATAGACGCACTTGCCCTTACAACGCATCCTATGATGGGTGTGGACGCTACAAGATTACCCCGTGGTGTCAAGTTTGAGGTTAAAGCTGGTAAGACTATTCTGACCAACGGTGATCCAAGGCAAACTTTAATGCCTTTGAACTTTGGACAGGTAGCACAGTCAACGTTTACTGAAGCAGCAGAGCTAGAGCGTATGGTACAAATGGGTACTGGAGCGATGGATAGCGCAACTAGCGGAGCAGCTAACCCTAGAAACAACACTGCTTCTGGTATGTCTATGCTTCAGGCAGCTTCGATTAAACGACAGAAGCGTACAATAATGAATTTCCAAGAAAACTTTTTGATACCTCTTATTAAGAAGTCTGCTTATAGATATATACAGTTTGCTCCTGAGCGTTATCCAGCAGGAGACTACAAGTTTGTAGCTTACTCTACTATGGGTATTATGGCTAAAGAACTTGAGACTACTCAGATGATACAGTTGTTGTCTATGACACAACAAGGAACACCTGCATTTGGTTTACTTCTTATGTCCATCTTTGAAAACAGTTCTTTAAATAACAGAGAAGAGTTAAAGATGGCTATAGCTCAGGGTATGCAACCAGACCCACAAGCTCAACAAGTTCAACAAATGGTACAACAAATGGAGCTTATGAAGCTTCAGATGGAAATAGAAGAGATGAAGGCTGGAGCAACTAAAGAGATGGCTCAAGCTATGAAGATACAATCTGAAATACAAGGTAGTCAATCAGAAGAAAGTATGGTTGAGAAACAAATGAATTTAGCTGAGAAAATGGCTAAGATTGAAAAACTAAGGATGGACGCACAAAACATTCAATCAGAAACAATGCGTAACATTCCTGAAGTAGAGCATTTACAATCAGAGACAATACTTAATCTAGCTAAAGCACGTATGGAACGTAAGTAATTGACTGATAGAGAATTTTTAGAGAAACGTCTAGACCTTTTTTCTCATGAAGCTTGGGACCTCTTTACAGAAGAGTTAACCTCTATGGCAGAATCATTAGAAAAAATACAAACAATAGACGATGAGAAGACCCTCTATTTACGTAGAGGTCAGGTGGATATGCTAAATATGGTTATTAATTTAGAGGAAACCACCAAATTAGCGTTGGAACAATTAGAAACCTAACTCCAACATTTTTTAACTCCATAATCTTTATAGACGGAGGATTAGTAATATGGATAGTGTAGTTGTTGAAGAACCCGTTGAAACTGCGGAACAAGCCGAGCAGTTCACAGACATTACAAAAGAGGCTCCTCAAGCAGAGGAACAACCTAAAGAAGTTGAATTACCGAACAAGTTTAAAGGCAAGTCAATGGAAGACATTGTGTCCTCCTATGAAAATCTTGAAAAAGAACTTGGTAGGAAGGGACAAGAGATTGGTGAACTCCGAAGATTAACAGACGGAATTTTACAACAGCAACTTACCACTAGTCAAAGCGGGACAGAAGTTCAAGAAGAGGAGACAGACTTTTTCGATGACCCTGACAAAGCAGTCAATAAGGCCATTGAAAGTCATCCGAAGTTCCGTGAATTTGAAGAGCAGCAAAAGGTTCAAGTAGCCCAAGCTACAACTCAACAGCTTCAAAGTGAACATCCTGACTACATTGAGGTCGTAAGTGATCCCAAGTTTCAGGAGTGGGTACAAGCAAGTCCAGTACGTACACAGTTATACGTTTCGGCTCATAACTACAATATTGATTCAGCGAGAGAACTTATAGGAAACTGGAAAGAACGCTCTCTGATTAATAACACTAGCGAGGCAGAAGCAAATAAAGCAACCAAAAGAGACCAAGCATTAAAAGCTGGCAAAGGTGTATCAAGGACTTCTTCAGAATCCACAGCCGGTAAGAAAATCTACCGTAGGGCTGATCTAATCAGACTCCGAACTCAACAGCCTGAACGTTATGAAGCTTTGCAACCAGAAATTCTGGCAGCTTATGCAGACGGAAGGGTTAAATAAAAACCTATAAAGAAGAAAGGGCTAAATTATGGCTTTAGGAACTGGTCAACAGACCGTAACAACCGCAGCTAACTTTATACCTGAACTATGGTCCGATGAGGTCATAGCTGGTTATAAGGCTAACTTGGTACTTGGTAACGTTGTTACTAAGATTAACCACAATGGCAAGAAAGGTGATACCATTCACATTCCTGCTCCTGTTCGTGGCTCCGCTAACTCAAAGGCAGCGAACACTCAAGTAACACTACAGGGTGACACTCACTCTGTAGTTAACTTGAGCATCGACAAACACTATGAATATTCAGTAGTTATCGAAGATATTACTGAAGTTCAGGCTCTATCCTCTCTCCGTAGATTTTACACGGACCATGCTGGATATGCTCTTGCTACTCAAGTTGATAATGACTTGTTTGCACTTGCTGAGGGCTTCCAAGGTGGTACAGTTGGTGGTACAGGTGCTTCTCTTTATGAGAAAGCAGTGATCGGTGGTGACGGAGCTACTTTATATACAGGTAACTCTACAAACGCCACAGACATTACAGATGCAGGTATTCGTAAGATGATCCTAACTCTTGATAATGCTGATGTACCTATGGATAATCGTTGCTTAATCATACCTCCGATTGCAGCAAACGATATGCTTGCTATTAACCGTTTTACTGAGCAACAGTTTATCGGTAACGGTGAAGCAATTAAGACAGGTAAAATTGGAA